TTTCTTGAATTAATTTTAGATAATTTTCCGCTTCTCTTTTTAGTATAGCTTCAGGGTAAACTCTTTCGTTTCTATTTTGAACTCCGTATTTTTGCATTACGGCATAGACTATTAAAGGTTCTTCTATTATAGGTTGACCTTGAGTTAATTTACTTACTTCGTTTACTAAATGTCTATTATCTTTTGGGGATATGTATCCTGCATCGTATTCGATTAAGATACCTTTTTTTTTAATATCGTTTTTTTTTAAAATTTCCATAATAATGATATAGTTTTATAATAAATATATCATTATATTAAAAAGATTATTTTTTAGACTTATGAAATTTAAAAACGTTATTTCCCTCAAAACAATTATTTATCACATCATAAATAATGTTTTTCGAATTTTCAATTAATAATGGTTGATTGATAGGTAAATTCTTTTTTTGAAATAATGTGATTTCACACGACATAAAACTCCTTTTATTTATATTAAATCCTGAAGTTCTCATATCTAAATCTACGATATACCTATCATTATAGAATAAATTTTTATCGAGATTATTGTTTAAGTTTTGTTTTATTTTTTTTCTGACACCACTTAAAAAAGTGTCATAATTTTGTTCTTTATCGTCTTCTAATATTTCTCCCCACGCAGTAAAGTTTAAATATAAACTTTTAGATTCTTTGTTATTTACTGTCCCTATTTTAGTTTTGTAGTTGTCTAATAAATCTAATTTGATTTCTTTTCCTAATTTCATTAATTTTTCTGTTCATACTATGTTATTTAAAATTTAATAAAATATAAATAAAAAAAATTAAATTGTCAAATAATGTAAAAAAAAACCCTCATTAAGAGGGTTAATTTATTCGTTGTCGATTGTTTCTTTTAAGTTATGTAATTTAATTACATCATTTAAAAAATTATCTTTATGATATTTTGTATTTAATAATTTATCTTTCACCTTCAATAACTTATCTTTAATTTCTAAATCATTAGTTTCATTTAATTTATTATCTACTGAATCGATACATTCTCTAATTAATGAATTAAAATTTTTTTCTTTATCACCATTTAAAACAGATTTAATTATTTTTTTATCTGACTCATTGATATCATTATATTTTTCATTAAATTTATTAACCATTAAATTGGACAAAATAGTTGGGGAAATTACAACTTCATCTCTTTTTATTTCTTCATCACTTTTAGTTAACATATTATTAATTAATTTATTCATAGATTCATTTATTTTATCTATGTTTGAAGGTGTTTTTGTAACATTACTTAAAAATAAAATATCTTTGTAAAAAGAATTATTTTCTTTTACTATTTTTTTACCTTTTAAAAGACTTAATAATTTTGAATTCCCTATTTCGATATCCTTTTTATCTATCTGTTTAAGTAAATTAATATTTTCTTGTATATACTCTTTAGCTTCTGATCTGTCATCAAATTTCTTACTCTCTAAATTTTTATAAATTAAGAATTGATTTTTAAGTGATTTATTTTCTTTTAAATTTTTTAAAAATGATGAGAATAATTTTTTACCCTCTTCATCTTTTTTAACTACAGACTCCAAAATGATTTTTTTAAATGTGTCTTTTATATTTCCAAAATTTTCCATAAATATTTTTATTAATAAATATTGATTAAATATAAAAAAATTAATTAATCATATTATCAATTTGATTTGTTATCTCATTGATTTTAGAATTAAGGGTATCTGCACTTTTTTCAAAGGAATCTAAATTATAAATATTTTCACTCTTTTCTAAACTTTCAGTCAATCTTTTTAAATATATACCTTGATATCTTTTTACTTTTTCTTCGTAATTTCTTTTTTTACTTTCTAATAATAAATTATCTTTTTTATTAATAGATTCTGCGGTTGGTTCTGCACCACCAGCAGGTTCTGCACCACCAGCAGGTTCTGCACCACCAGCAGGTTCTGCACCACCAGCAGGTTCTGCACCCATATCTCCACCAGCAGCTTCACCACCCGCACCAGCTTCACCACCACCTGCACCAGCAACTAATGCATCAAAATCACCATATAGTCTATCCACCCTATCAAATATACCAGTTTTCTTAATAACTTCAGCAGTTTGTTCCATTTCAGCTGCTGCTGCCTTTTCTAATCTTTGTTGTTCTAAATCATTTCTAATTTCTTCTTCTGACATACCTAAAATTTCTTTTTTAGCTCTAGTCATTGACATTGCACCAAAACCATTACCAGCATCGGCAACGGCATCCTTATATAATGTAACTTTTAATTGGGTTTGTTCTACCTTAAGCATCTCAGCCTGTGTAGAAGGGTTATTTAATGTTAAAGTAAAATTTTCTAATTCATCTTCTAAACCTAAGATATATAAATGAATAATTGCGATTTTATTTAATTCTTGTAACATTGATTGTTGTATTCTATTTATTGTTCTTGCAAATCTAATGTCTTGTAATGCCAAATTTTTACCTTCACCATTCGCCTCCTCAAAACCTAAAAATGGTTTAGGTACTCTAAGGGCAGTAAATAACTTTTTTTGTAAGTATTGTATATCAGCAATTTCGGATAAATTAGTTGCCCCAGGAAGTGTGTCTATCGGACTAGGTGCGTTAGGATCCCTAACAGGTATAAAATAATCTTGATCTTGTGCCATTTGATTATACCTAGTATCTATTTGTCCCGTTTTTTGGTCAATTACTGGACTCCTTTTAAAATTATTGGCAATTTTATTAACATACGCAGGTACGTCTTGTTCATCAATATTACCAACATATATTTTAAATATTCTTCTTTCAGGTGCCCTAGTTACTCTATAAATTAACATTGCATCTTCAGATAATAATAATTGTTTCCATATTCTTCTAGCTTTCTCTAACATTGAAGTTCCGTAAGGTAATCTCCTATCATCACCCAAAAGTCTAAAATGTGCAACTTGCCAAGCATTAAATTCAATATCTCTTTGACCCCAAATAAATTTAACAGGATTATATTTATCTGTTTCAGAATTCATAGAGTTTTCCCCAAAACCTTCATTTTCTTTTCTACTAATTTCTATATTAGGTAATTGTTTTACACCTAAAATACCGTCTTCACTATCTATGTTTAAAAATAAAAAATTATCACCGTATTTACACGTATTTCTTGTCCACATAGGAAGTGATGTATGTATATCTAATCTATTAAAAAATAAATCTTCTAATATCCTTCTAACTCTTTTACTTTCAGAAAAAATAGTAATCATTTTATTTTCCGAATTTAAAGTAGTTGATTCTTCCATCATAATATCTAAAGCTGCAGAAATTTCGGGAAAAAATTCCATACCCTCAAAATCCGCATAAGACGCTAATCTAGTTGTTTCATAATATATAGAATGTTGATATATTTCGTTATCAACTTTTTGCCACATATTTGAAAGGTAAGCATCTTGTTGTTTTTTTAATTTTTCAAATTCGTATTCTTCTTTTGATTTGGTACGTAATAATTCTTTATCATTAATTGTATATCTAGACTTATTTTGTTCCCTTTTTACTTCTGGTCCAAATAAATCATTCAATTGTTGGAATATTGTCTTTCTTGCCATTATATTTTATTTTATTACTATTATAATAAATATCTTAAAAAATTAAATGTTATTTTATACCGAATAACCAGTTATATTCACCGTTATCATTAGTATCGTTATTTTGTTTTGGATGATATGTTGGTGTATTACTATAAAAAGGATTAACATAACTATTATTCGTTATCGGTTTTATTGGATTATTACTAGATATATTAACCCAACTTTCCAACATCGCCTTAGTTTGTTTTTCCACTTGCTCTAATTTTTTAAAGGATGTTTGTACAACAAAAATACACATTGCGAAAGCCATTATGATATCATCATGATATCCTTCCATATGATCGGGTCTACCATTTTTATAGACAAAAGTTCTTAACTCTGATATCATTCTTTGTGATCGAATTATAGTTTTATTTTCTCTTATATGTTCTTCTAATTCAGAAACCATTTGTAATCTAGTGTTACCAACATTAAAACCAGGAACTTTATCACCTTCTTTATATTTTGTTTTTGAGTATTTTTCACTAAGTTTTCTACTTTTTGGATCGTCGTAATGTAAATGTTTATACTCCATTTCCATTAATTTTAAAACTGTTGCAACACCCATTCCACCCGTTATATCTATTATAGTATAAGCATTATACATATTACCATATTTATAAACTATCTCCGCCAACATATCTGGTGGTAATTTATACTGAAATTCCGCAACCTGTTCTAAATTTTCAAAATCTAGTATTACTATTGTAGAACTATCTTTACCGTCACCCCTACTAACATCGACACCCATAATGTATTTATGACCAACTTCAGGTTTTTTCCAAATCCACATAGATTTTTCTACTTCTGCCGCAAACTCTGGATCTTTAACATAATTTTCTTCGTGATATGTAATAAATTCATCATCTACCACATTACCTCCTGAACCAATAAATGATACATCAAGCTCCTGTGCAATTTTTTTAGCATCACCCATATCTGCCGCCATTTCTTCATACCAGGGAGATAACGGTTTCCAACCGTCTTTAATCATTACTTCATAATACTCTATGGTAGATTCATCAGTTTCATATATTTTATCCATATATTCCCACCTCAATTTAGTTCTATCTAATGTATCACATTTAATAGTTTCTTCTTCACCCCTTTTCCAATATAAGTTTCTGTTATATCTAACATCTTGATACCACTTCATTTCAACAATATTAAAATTATTGTCTTTTTTCTTAGCACCATCATATGTTTTATAATATAGTGGATCCATTCCGTTTGGTGTAGATATAAGTGATATTTTACCACCCGTACCTAATGAAGCTAACGCAGCCCCAAAAACTTCTGAACCATTATCGATAAACGCCGCCTCGTCCATAACTAAAAATGTGGGAGTAAACCCCCTTAATGCATCTTTAGAGGTTGCAAGTGCCCTAATTTCACACCCATTTGATTTCAGTTTTAAATGACCTTTTGAATTTATTTCTAAATAATCTGTATCTTCATCTAATCCCCACACCCAATAAGGTATTTGATCTAAAAAGTCTTTAACTTTTTTAAGGAATTCTTGTGCCAATGTTTGTTTGTTGGCTAATATTAATACTTTATGTGGGTTATCTGGATCACCAAACGCAGTTTTAACTGCGATATATGCGGCAGTAGTAGTGGATACACCTGCCTGTCGAGGTTTAGTTACCAAATTACGATTATAGTTTTCATACGATTTAATTATTTCTTTTTGTTTATAAAATAATTTAAATGGTACATTACCACTTTGAGTTAAATCGAATGTTTTTAAAAAAGTTTCTATTGCGTAAATTGGGTCACCTAAACTACGAGCATATACTTTTAATTGTTCCGCTCTTTCCATAACATTTTATTTATAAATATGGTTATAGATTAAAAAGCAATCAGATTACCATTTTCCCAATCATCATAATTGGGTCCAAATGTGTAT